AAGCTGAGGAGCTTGTCTTTTTCATAGTTGAGCTTCGCGCTGGTGATGACCGCGCCCTTGGCCAGGATGACCTCTTGCGTGTAGAGGCTGGGCTTGGCGCTCCAGTCGCTCTCGATCGAGAAGGTATCCGCCGCCACGCCCACGTTGGCAAAGTCGAAGACGCCACCGGAGAGCGCGGAGAGGTTGGAGATCGCGGTGGTGGTGACGCCCACGGGCAAGCTCGGGAAGTAGGTCAAGAGGTTGGCGGCGCTGGTATCGACCGCCACAAAGTACGTTTTGCCGTCGCTGCCTGTGCTGCGGATAAACGCAGCGGGACCACCGGCGGAGATGTTGACCCCCAGGTTGGTGGCCGTGCTGCTGAAGGTCAGCGTGGTGGCGGCGTTCTCTGCGCCCAGGGCACCCGTGAAGAGGGTCTTCAGGTCTGCATAGCTGTTCGCAGTGAGGTAGTAGCTCAGGCTCGCGCTGTAGGTTTGGCGCCCGTGCTCATCGGCGTACACGTCGCCCTTGCTGTTCATGGCGTCATCGCGCTTGATGCGCTCGCGATCGGGCTTGATGTCAACCGGCGAGAGCAGCCCCTTGGCATTGACCCAGGAGCCCGCGGTCTTGAAGCTGCTCTCTTTGGCGAAAGCCACCCGCCTGAATTGTTCTGGTGATGCTGCCATCTTATTCCTCGTCTAAGAGCTCTGCGCCCTCTTCAATGATCGGTTGTAGTCGTTGCTCTAGTTCGGTTTGATACTGCGGAGCCACTCCCGCGAAGTTGAACCGCCCCTGTTGGATCTCGGCATAGTCGAGGTCAGAGACGACCTCGATCTCTCCATCGGTGACGCGCCCCTCGATCGAGCGTAGGAGGTTGCCCGAACGATTCAAGGTGATGCCCGGCGGGAAGGGCTGGCCGTCTGCGTCGATGCCATCGAGGATCTGCTTTTGGATGATGTCTGCGTAGGTGTTCGCGATCTGTTGCTTCGCGGCCTCGCTGAGCTTGATCTCCATCAGTGGATCTCCTTTGGCTCACAGAAAATACAGCCTTCCTGTGTGAGCTTCTTCAGCGCCCGCATCTTTTTGCATCGCTGACAGCGCCACCGATAGCAGTGGCTTGGGGCTTTACCGCGAGACCACCCGCCCATCAGTAGACCTCCACCACTTCAAGCACGTACCGCGCGCGCCGTTTGGTGTTACCTATGTCATAGAACCCGCCCACCATCTTGACGGTGGCGGAGATCCCAAGGTCGGTGGGGTTGGTCCAGAGGTCGCCGCCCATCATCAGTTGGTCAATGACCCGCGCGTCCTCCGTCTTGAGGTCTGGCACGTTGTAGTTGACGCCCGCGACCTGGACGACCGGAAAGCCCGGGTATCCAACCTCAATCGTAGTGTCTAAGGTGAAGGGGGCGTCTTTGCTGTTGCGTGCAAAGCTGCCCTGCGATTGGTTCGCGACCTCGACGAGAAAGCGCCGCCAGAAGCCATCAAAGGCGATGTCCACATTGATGAAGCCAGAGGCTGGCACGAAGCCCACCGAGGACGCAGAGAGCGGGGTGAGCGCCGCGAGTCTGGACGTGATGCGCTGGAGCACCTTGCCTGCCGTCGAGGTGGGTGTGTAGCTCGATGGCACATCGAGAAGAGGCGTCACCAGCGACTTCTTCAGGGTCGCTTCCAGGTTGCGAAAGACGTCTTTGAGCCCCATCAGGTCCTCACTGTCTTCGCCACAAAGGCGCTATCCGGCGGGAGCAGACAAGAGAGCGAGGCCAAGACTTGATCTTGCACCACGCCCTCTCTGTCATACTTATCAAAGACCGCTTGCAGAGAGCCGACAGAGCCAGAGGCCAGGCCGGTCTTCTGTGATGCTTCGATGTTCGCCGCCGCCAGAAGGTTCGCGATCTTCGCCAGTGCGGTGACGACCTCCGTGGGCACTGCATTCTGTGAGATGGCGTTGCCTTGTCGGTTGTAGAGACCAATGCGCGGGAACATGAGCGGCTGCGAGAGCGAGGTGGGCGAGCCCAGCACGCGCGTCGAGAGGTACTCATCAAGCAGGCGAGTGCCTGTGATGACGCACTTGCTCTTGTTGTTGGCAGTGAGAGCAAGCCAATCCGTCATGTACATCTCATTGTCCGCGATCGTATCGATCGTGGCCGTCGAGGCGTAGCTGTTGGCGGCTGGGTTGGCCCCGCTCCCGGTCTCTACAACGACAGTGGGCATGGCTTACTTGCCAGCCTTTGGCTCTGCATAGCCGTCTGCGATGAACTTGTTGTAGTTCGCGGCGTCTTCGCGGTCTTGTTCGGAGAGCACAGGAGCGCGCTCCTCTTTGATCGCCAGCGCCAGCTCAGCCAGCGCCTTCTTCTTGGGCTTGTTGATCACGACTTCGAGGCCAGCGGCATTCTTCAGAATGATGGTTTCCATTGTGGGTGCTCCAGGTTGTTGCAAAACGAAGTGAACTTGAGCGAGTTGAACGCCCGCCTGGGGCATGAGCCTAGGCCCCACCGGGGAGCCACCGCGGGACAGCTAGCCCGCCGGATTGAGCTGTTACGAACGACTAGCCGGCGAGACGGCAGCCAAGCTCTGGACGCACCACTTCTGCGCCCCAGAGGGCGTCAAAATAGACGGCGCTCATGCCAAACCCGCGATAGAGCGAGGCTCGCACGATGATGCCGGTACCTTCTGGGTCTGCCATGTCAGCCTGGGCGATGAGGTTGCCCGCGGCCTGCCCAGGGATGAGCTCTTGCACCGAAGACATAAGAGGACGGGTGACGAGTTGGATCGCCGCCGGGTGGAAGGCGACATTGACCGCGTGCGAGGCTTTGACCGTAACCGCAGCGTTGTCGGCCACCGTCGAGGCCAGGCCCGGGTAGATGGTGAAGGTGGCGCCAGAGAGCGCGGTGACGACGTTATAGGTGCCGCTGACGCCCGCGAAGGTGACGATATCACCCGCGAGGATGGTGCCCGCGCCGGTATCGACGGTGATGGTGGTGCTTCCGGTCACCATGCCGGCGCCGTTGATGAGATAGCCGGCGCCTGTGCCCGCGGTGTGGGTGGGGACCTGCTGATCCACAAAGGTGTCATACCCCATCACGCGACGGAGCTGGCCCTCAATCTTGACCGCATCGTTGCCAAACTGCGAGGCGTCCTTGAACTCAGCGAGCTTCAAGGCGGCGCGCTCTGCGGCGGGGTTGATGATGGCGACGCGCGGAGAGAGCGGGCTCTTGTTGTTGGTCATGACCTCTTTGGCGTCTGCCAAGATGTCAGAGTTGGTGGCGAAGGGGTTGGTGGCGGCGGTGCCCACGTACCCAAAGAAGCCGTTGGCGCCGTGGGTCTTGGTGTGTAAGTGCGTGCCAACTGCCTCAACAAGCGCCGCGATGCAGGCGTTTACGGCGCTCTGTTGGAAGAACCCACCCTGTTGGATCTGGGTGAGCTCCTGGTCTGTGAGGTTGAAGCTGGTGTACTGCCATTGGTCAAGGACGATATCAACCTTGGAGTTGCTGGTATCCGCCGGGGTGGGCAGGGTCATTGACGGAGAGACAGCCGCGGCGGTCTTGGTCGCGGGGAGTGGGACTTTGACGCGATCCCCTTTGGCCATCGCTTGGCGGTCAAAGTCGCGGGAGACGTTGCGGAGCAGGTTGCTGGTGTTACGAAGTACGGCGTTGGATTGAAAAGCACCTGCCAGCCAGAGCTGCAACAGGTTGGTCATGGTATTGGCCATCGAAGGACCTCCAGTGAAAGACAGTTGGTTTGCCAAAACCAGCCATCGCTTCACCGAAGCGGTCTTCTCTGCCACCGGCGAGAAGGAGCGTGCCAAACAACGAAGACCCCTCCGGGGTCTCAATCCTCTGGCGCACCGTGGGTTGTGTAATAACACAACGCGGCAAGTAATAATAAACTGACATTATCCTGACAGCGCGTCAAATAAAATCAACCAGGCCCTTTGCTATCGCGATTTGCTGCTCTTTGGTGGGGAAGCGGGCCTGTTCTCGCGTCATCTGGATGCGCCCGGTGCTGCCAGCCGTGCCAGAGCCGCGCGCGCCGCCCCCGATCGAGGGTCCAAACAGGTGATCGGCTTTCTTGCGCAGCTCGGTGGCCCACTCCAGCACGGTGAGCCCGTCCTCTTTGGCGCTGATGACCTTGCCGTCTGCGACGCGAAACGCCCGAGACCCGCGCGCGATGAAGTCCTCGATGGCGCTCTCTTTGACCCCCAGGGCAGAGGCCTGCCGCATGAGCTCTCCCTGCAAGGTCCGCTCATCGAGGGTGCGCTGGTGTTCGGAGCGGGCCCCCTTTTCTTTCTCCAGCTCTGCCTTATAGCGACGCTCGATCTCCAGCACCTCTGCGCTCTTGGCCTGCTCTCGCTGCGTCTTGATCTGCTTGACCTCTTCTGGGTCGATGCCTGAGAACTTGGCCTCGTACTCTGCAATCTTTTTCGCCAGTGCGATGTTGTTGGCCCTCATCTCGTCTGCCTTGGCCTTGAGCGCCTTCACCTCGTCATTCTCGACGGGGGCGGGCGGGGTGGCGGGCTGGATGGGGGTGCTGTTGGGTTGCGGTGTTTGGTCGTTCATGTGCGATCCTTATTGCAGCACGGGCTGCGGTTGTGCCGGCTCCACCGGCGGGGTTGGGGTCTTGGGTTGTGCTTTGGCCTGGGCCATCTCGCGCAGTCGCTTGATGAGCTCCGCGGCGGTCATGGCTTCCGGGAGAACTTCGCCGCCCTCCAGGAGCGAGGTGATGAGTTCAGAAAGGGGGCTCTCGGGCTCCAGCGCCTTGAGCATGTTGAGCAGTGCGATGACCTCCGTCATCGGGAGCTTCGACTCAAAGAACTCCCGCGAGTAGCTGACCTTGACGCTATCCGGGCTCTCCTTCTCCCAGAGCGCCAGCCACTCCATTGCCTTCTGCATCGCCATCTCACAGGAGCCCACGACAAGGGCCAGCGTCGAGGTGTCACCCGAGGATTGCAGCTTCATGCTCTCTGCGGTCTCTGCCTCGCGCTTCTGGGCCCGCAAGAAGCTGGCGCCCAAGTGCACCATCTCATCTTCTTTCTGGGTGATGGCGCTCATCAGAGCCCCGATCCCGTCTGCGCCCAGGGTCAGAATGCCAGCGGTAGCCCCCGGCGGCAGAAGCCAGGCGGCGCCCGCTCCGACCGGAAGCACCACCGGGTTACCTTTGGCGTCTTTATTCTGCACGCCGGTGGTGTAGTAGGTCGGGTTTCCTGCGAGGTGGCGCGCGTGCTCCAGGTCGGCGCTGGTCGCGTAGTGCGAGAGGTTCACATCGACCAGATCCGCCAGCGGCGCATCACCCACTTCGCAAGAGAGGTCATCGACGCCCACGAAGATGAACGGCAGGAAGGAGAGCGGCGCCCCCGCAATCTGCGGCACGATGTCAGAGTCCTGCTTGAAGGTCCGCCCGTCTTCGGTCTTGTACTCGCGCTGGTGATACTCGCCGCCCTCCAGGGTGAGCACGCGATAAAGAGGTTGTTCGGTGGCTTCAAACTCGTCCTTGGCGATGGCCTCATGTTCGCGCAGCACTACCATCGTGAGCACCTCCACCCCGTCGATCATGGTGTAGCGCCAGTTGATGATATCCTCCGCTTCATAGAGACAGAGGTACGCGCGGCCCGGGGCGGTCTCTGAGCCTGAATAATCGACCAGCAGACCGGCGCGCCCATAGGCCATCACCTCTTTGCCCAGGGCTCGCGCGAAGGAGACGGCAGGGCGCCCCATCGCATCGAGCGCGAGGAGATGACCCTCCAGTGCGGGCGGTACCGTGAACACCGGCGCGCGCCGAAACGCGAACCCCAGGAGCCCGCGCAGCGTGCGCCGTGTGGCGTTATAGAAGAGTGCCCTCTTCTTATAGGCCTCATACTCTGCTGGGGTCTGACCGGAGGGCTTAGGGAGGCACTTCTCCCCAGCCTCTTTGCCACACTCGGAGCCGTCCAGGACGGTCTCAATCTTCTCCCAGATGGGCTTGTGCTTTTGATATTCTTTATGC